TTCAGACAATACAGAATTTGATGCAAACGCCGGACATAACTCCAGGCCAAGATCAACAGATCCAGCCAGAAATGGCACAACAAGAGGTGTTACAACAATGAGCGATGATATCGAGACGACCAGTCCGGAGCTAGAAACACTAGCCGAGGAAGTCGAGCAAGATGTATATGAAGATGATCAAGAAGTAACTGAAGATACAGAATCAGAGGACTCGGAAGAGCAACCCGAAGAGACTGTTGACGACAGTGAAGAAATTGAGTTCAACCAGAAACAATACAAGCTTCCAAAAGATATTGCGGTCGCTGTTAAAGACATGCAAAAAGACTATACGGTCAAAACGCAATCATTAGCAGAGCAGCGAAAAACTTTTGAGTCGCAAACTCAATTTCATCAGGCTCATATACAAGAAATCGCTGAGGTAGTCGCGCTTAATAAGCAGCTTGAAGAGTTTAAGAAGGTTGATCTGTTCGCACTTAGTGAACAGGACCCGGTTAAGGCTCAACAGTTAATGTTTTATAAGAGCGGCCTTGAAGAGCAAAGAAACATGCTTGCTCAATCAATCTCACAGAAACAACAGAATTTAGCTCTCGAAAAGCAGCAAGAAATTGCCAAGCGTATTGAGGAAAGCGAGTCTGTATTACGTAGAGATATTAAAGACTGGTCTCCAGAACTTGAGGGCAATTTGCAGCAATTTGCAGTCTCTAAACTAGGGTTTGATGTTGACGATGTTAAGTCGTCTAAAGCAGATCCGAGGCTTTATAAATTGCTACATTTGGCTTATGTCGGTAACCAGATAATACAGAAACAGCCTGCTAAGCCAAAAATAGTACAGCAAGCAAAGCCAGTTACTACGCTTAAATCTGGTGGTGATAAGTCTCTACGCAATCCAAAAGACATGTCACAAGCTGAGTACGCAAAATGGCGGCGCAAGGGTTACGCATGATTTAACGCAGTGATGCGCTGATCATTTCCACTAATGCAACAATACGCCGTGAGGCTGTAAGGAGATTTAAAGATGGCTAATACATATAAATTTATCGACATGGTTGCGCGAGAAGCGTTAACCGAGTTACACGAACAGTGCGAATTGCTTCAGACTGTTGACCGTCAGTATGATGATTCATTTGGAAAGAGCGGCGCCAAGATTGGCGATACTTTGCGCGTTCGCAAACCTAACGAATTCAACGTTCGTACAGGTAACGCGATGCAAATCAGCCCAATCACTGAGGAAACGCAAACTATCACTATGTCGACATTGAAAGGTGTTGATATGGAATTTAATTATACCGATAGTTTATTGAAAACCGATTCGCCCAAAGATGTCGCAATGTTCACAAAACGATACATTCGGCCTGCAATATCGAAACTGATTTCTATCGTTGAATCTGAAGCGATTACCTACTACACAAAAGCAACCGCACAAGTTGCTGGAACTGCTGGTAGTGCAATCGCTAATTTGTCAACTCCTAATCTGGCAAGGGCAAAGCTGAATCAGAAAGCCGCTCCTAAGACTGACCGCCATGTGCAGATTGACTCTGTGACCATGGCTTCATTGGTTGCCGGTGTGCCATCATACTTCAATCCTCAAGCTGATCTAAGCCGTCAATATCGCGAGGGTTTCGTTACCCGGACCGCTATGGCTGACTTCCACGAGAATGAGCGCTGCTGGACATTACCCAATGCTGCTGACGTTGCTGGCGAGATCAACAATGGCACATTGACAAGCGGCATTACTACTCTAACCGTTGACGGATTATCAGCAGCTCCTGTTGCTGGAATGGTGTTTACTGTTGGTGCTGGATCTGGTGAAACTCCTATTCTTGATGTCCACCCAGAAACGAAGGTAGCATACGCGCATTTAAAACAGTTCACTATTGTTTCAGCCACCACGACTAGCATCACGTTCACACCAGCAATGATCTTCGACACAACTGACCCACGTCAAAACTGCTCTGGAACTCCTGCTGATGGCGCTGACATTACTTTCGTTGGTGCGGCTTCAACAAAATACGTGCAACCAATCATGTACCATAAAGAAGCATTCCAGTTTGTTAATGCCCCGCTGGAAATTATGGACGATGCTGATAAATGTTCAGTTGAAACCCGTGAAGGCATGTCGTTGCGTGTTTGGCGCGGATCTGACATCGGCAATAACCGCCGAGTGTTGCGTATTGACATGCTCTATGGTTTTGCTGCATTAAGACCTGAATGGGCTTGTAGATTGATCGGCGCTGCTAACTAATAAGGAGATTTAGAAATGACTATATCAACAGCAATTGACCAACTAGGATTCCGCACGGCGCAAGGTGTAGCGGTTCCTGGTCAACATAGAGAAGTAATTAGCGGTGTAGGTGCAACACGTACCTTAAAGTCAAGCGAATCAGGTGCATTATGCCTGTTTGACCGTGCGGCCGGTGTTGTTTACACATTGCCATCAGATCCAGAGCTCGGCTGTCAGTTTGAGTTCGCTACTACTGTTACCATCACAGGTGGTGCAGCCAAAACCATCAGCGGAACCCCTGCTAGTCAGTTTATTCTTGGTACTCTGTTCGGTTATACGACCGATGCAACCGAGATTGACGGGTTTTCCGCTGATGGCAGTACGCACGTTGCAATTTCAAGCAACGGCTCTACTACTGGCGGCGTGATCGGTGATCGGTATACACTAACGTATTCAGGTAGTGCGTGGTTAGTAGAAGGAAACATCTTTTGCGGAACCAACACACCTGCCACACCTTTCGCAACAAGTTAATCCTACCTTAGGATTGGGGATTGCTGGCTACGGTAATCCCCGCTTATTGGAGTCATAGAAATGCCTATAAGAGTTTTCCACCCAGATCATGGTTATGTTCTAACCAGTGACCAAAAAGAAATAGATGATTTGCTAGCGCGTGGCGGCTCGTTGGATGCGCCAAAACAACAAGAGCAAGAGCAAGAAGTTCTTGAGATACCAATAAAGCAAGAATTACCAAAAGCAGTAATTACACCAAAAAGAACGTATAAAAGATAATGGCGCTCGCTAATTACACTGATTTACAGGCTTCTATCGCAAGCTGGCATCATAGGTCAGTCAGCGAGATTACTGACTTTATAACGCTTGCAGAAAAGCGCATAAACAAGCTGATTGACAGCCGGATTGGTGAAGTTGAGGCAACACTGACCGCCACTGTCGGAAGTCGTTATATCGCGCTGCCATCAGGTTATCAGGCTAATTATGGCTTATGGTTGACTGAGTACGGGAATCGGATTGAGATGGTGTACGTGTCTCCAGAGATGCTTCCAGTGACTGATGATAGTAATAGCCAGCCAAGATATTACACTATCGACGGCTCTAACATAGCGTTTGAATACAAATGTTCTAATGCGTTTAGCTTTGTGCTGCGGTACAAGAAAGGCTATTCAATCGCAACAACGTTGACCAATGACATGCTGACAAACCATCCTAGCTGTTACCTGTATGGTGCAATGCGTGAAGCAAGCATATTTTCTAATGACGATGCTAACGCACAGAAATATGAAGCGCTGTTTCAGCAAGCCATTGATGAGGCGCTTAGAGATGAGAACAAAAACCGTGCTATGGCTACATTGATCACAGATAGATCCATAGTCAGCACAGGCAAAATAAACATTCTATCAGGGGATATGTAATGGCTTTAGAGACTGGGACATATATCAGTGATTTGGTTTCGACTAACCCTGTCGCAGCTGATCCAAAAAGCGCCGGGGATGATCATATACGCCTACTAAAAAGCACGATAAAAGCCACATTCCCCAATGTGTCAAACGCTGTAACTGCAACACACACAGAACTTAACTATGTTGACGGTGTAACAAGCGCTATCCAAACTCAGCTTGATTTAAAAGCACCGATAGCAAGCCCAACGTTTACCGGAGTTCCTCAGGGTCCTACTGCTGATACTGGCGATACAGGTACTCAATTAGCTACGCTTGATTTTGTTATTGCCACTAGTCTTGCTGGAACGCTACCAGGTCAAACAGGCAATGCAAGCAAGTTTTTGACCACTGATGGCACAAATGCTTCATGGGGTGCCACACTTGATCTTGATGTTGTTGCGCCAGCTGCTGGGACTAGAATAGCCACGACTACTGGCACAGAGACATTAACAGATAAAACCGCCACTGATTTGATCTTGGCCGATGATGCGGACCCAACAAAGAAAGCCAATTTTGTATTGAGCGGTGTAACTGCTGGACAGAATAGAGCGTTAACCATTGCTGATGAGGCAATGACCTTATTCACTCCATACGCACGATTGCTTTCAAAAGTTGTGGCTTCTAACTCTGCCACCGTCGATCTTGAGACAACATTTGATAGCACATACGATGAATATCTTATTGTTGTCAGCGGGTTGAACATCCAAACAACTTCAACAGATCTTAGAATGCGCATGAAGATTGGAGGATCTTATCTGACTGGCGCTGTGTATCGATATCGCAGCACTGCAGGCTCATTATCATCCAGCCAGACAGAGATAGAGATATTTAATGGCCTATCTACTGCGGTTAATGTGAACGTAGGCATGACCATTAGGCTTGATTCCCCAACAGATACAAGTCATCGACATACTGTGCAGATATCTGGATTCGATAGTAATAGCTGCCAGCCACCAACAAACCCAACTGGGCAATGCACCACAACAGGAGCGTTGACAGGCATAAGATTCTATATGTCATCTGGTAATATAACAAACGGTAATTTTAAGGTTTTCGGTATAAGGAAGTCATAATTATGGTACTCTACAAGGCTACTGAAGAAGGTAATGTCCCAATGAGCAAAGAAGAGGAAGCAGAGATCCGCGCTGAATGGGATAAGAACAAAGATAGAAAAGTCAAACAGAAAACAATCGAGGAGCGTGTTGCCGATTGTGAAGCAAGGTTGAAAAAACTAGAAAAGGCATAGTAAATGGCTATTGTGCGCGTTCCTAATTGCGGCGCTATTGGTGTAATACAAGACTTATCACAGCATGAGTTACCTATTAACGCTTGGACCGATGCGCAAAATATCCGGTTTCTTGATGGGTACCTTAATCAGTTTCTAGGTCATGGATCTGTTTATGGTACGCCATCAGTAGTACCTTATCATGTTTTGCCTGTCATTATTGGATCTGCAAGATATTGGATATATGCTTCACTAACAAAGATTTACGCAGCAACTATCACGGCTGGTTCTGCTGTGCATACCAATCTAACGCGCCAAACAGCCGGTAATGATGTCGATTACGCTGCAACGGCAAATAGTTGGACATCTACTGTTCTCGGTGGCATCCCGATATTAAACCCAGGAAATACCACTGACGTTCCGCAACAATGGGATCTAAACACTGCTAATAACTTTGCTGCATTAAGCAATTGGCCTGCATCAACTTATTGTAAATCATTGAGAGCATACAAGAATTTCCTTGTTGCGCTGAATGTAACAAAGACATCAACCAATTACCCGTACATGGTTAAATGGTCACATCCTGCTGACCCTGGATCTGTGCCAGCTTCATGGGACGAAACAGATCCAACAAGGGATGCTGGTGAATTCGATCTTGCTGACGGATATGACCAGATCGTTGACGGCCTTGGATTACGTGACTCCCTGATCATCTACAAGGAAGCATCAGTTTGGCGGCTTGACTTTACAGGCGGCGCATATGTTCATCGTGCTAGTAAGGTAATGGGCACATCTGGCGCGATGAATCGCAATTGCATTGTTGAAATAGACGGTTATCACGTTGTATTGACCACAAACGACATTGTTATCCATGACGGTGTACAGGCTAATTCTGTGTTGGATAAAGTAACTAGAAGGTGGCTGTTTCAACACATTGACGTTGATGAGTCTTACCAATCGTTTGTGTTCAAGAATCCATTTTATAATGAAGTGTTTATCTGCTTCGCTTCAATTGGTGCTTCATATCCAGATACCGCAATAGTATTCAATTACAAGGATAGAACAGTAAGTAAACGGTCATTGCCAAACATTCACCATGCGAACTTTGGTCAAGTAGATAACACGCTCGCTGGCACATGGGCAAGTGACTCTGATCCCTGGGATAGTGACTTAACATTATGGGACGGTCCTGATCAAGTGCCGAATGCTGCTAGGGTCCTGATGGGT